ACTTTAATTATAAACCAAAGATGGAAAAAGCAGATTCAGTTAAAAGTGGCGATATGGTTTCTTGGAATTCTTCAGGTGGCGGAGCAAACGGAAAAGTTGTAAAAGTTATCTCAAGCGGAAAAATTAATGTCCCTGACTCAAGTTTTAGCATTGAGGGAACAGAAGATGACCCAGCGGCTTTAATTCAATTGTATCGAGATGGTAAACCAACTAATACCAAGGTTGCTCATAAAGTTAGTTCATTAAAAAAAGCCTAAGCCTAGACGAAGTTCTAGGCAAGGTTTTAAAATACAATTCAAATCACGATACTATTGGTCGTTTTGCAAGTGGCTCAGGTGATTCAGCAACGGGAATTGCACCTAACGGTGATAATAACAGGGCAGCCATGGACGCAAATGAATTAAGACCATCACGTCAAAAAAGAAAATTAAGTGCGACTGAAAGAAAACTTTTAAACCGAATTACATCTGGTGCAACAAATTATGTTTTGCGCCCTGGTGAAAACCGCAATTTTTACAATATTCCTTTTTCAACTGGACCAAAATTAAACGGTGGTATTACTGGCTATGTTCCAAATTCGGGAGTGACTGAACAACCAGGTGCGGGTGGAATGTGAACACGATTATCGAAACAACTCAGGAAATAATCCAGGGTTTAGGACTTAAAGCAAATAGGGTTTCAACTCCACCAGGATATGCAGGACTTTCAGTAACTCTACCAAATGATTCTCAAGCATTTTTTATTTGGACAAAAATGGATGGAGATGATTACCATTTTAGAATTGCTCGTTTTTGGTCTAATGACAACCCTTTTTCAATGTTTATCTGTCCTGATTTAACTAGCGCCATTGCAAAAACTAAGGTTCTAATTAACCTTTAAAAGTCGCTTTTTGCGCATATGGTATTCTCATCCTGTCAAGACCCGAGATTTTTCAACAGTCCATACTGTTAAGGGAATCTCTTTTCGATAGGAGTCAAATGGCTGGTCGCGCTCGCAAAATGGTGAATCTTGCCATTGAAGAAACAAGTGGGGTAGACCATCCCGCTCACCTACACGAAGGTTGGCTGGTTATGAAATCTGCCGACGAATCTGAAGTTCAGAGTGTCTTAGACGAAACGCTCACCGAGGAGGACTCCAATATGGAGGAAACAACAACCACGGCTACTGAAGCGCAGGTGGAAAAGGCTGAAATGACCTTGGAGGAGGCAATGAAAAAGATTGCTGAACTTGAGGCTAAATTGGCAGAAGCCGCTAAGGAAGAAATTGGCGAACCCCCAATGGGTAAGTCAGTTGATGCCTCAGAGGAATTCTTGAAGTCCGCTCCTGAGCCAGTCGTCAAAATGATTGAAGATTTGAAGAAAGCAGCAAGCGATGCAATCGCAGAACTCCAGAAGGAGCGCGATGCAACAGCAGATGCAGAATCAGTTGTAAAGGCAAAGGGATGGGCAAACCTTTCTCTTGATGCCGAAAAAGTTGGACCAGCGCTTCGTCGCTTGGCAGCAATTGATGCAGACCTAGCAAAGTCAGTAGAAGATGTTTTAACTTCTGCTAACGCACAGGCTGAATCAGCAAATATTTTTGCGGAAATCGGCAAATCCGCAGATTTCAAGAGCGGTGATGCTTATGGTCGTATGACAGCCATGGCAAAGTCTGCTGTTGAAGAGGGTGTTGCAAAGTCATTCGAGAACGCTCTCGCTGACATTGCTGTAAGCAACCCTGACCTTTACAGCCAATACCTATCCGAGAAAGGTGCCTAATTACAATGGCATATGAATTCAGTAATTACTCGGTAAAGGTCACCCTCGTCGCAGGTGCAGACCTTTCCGCAAAGCAGTACCGTTTTGTTAAGTTGAACGCAAGCGGACAAGCAGTTATCTGCGATGGCGCTACAGATTCACCTATCGGCGTTCTTCAGAACGCACCAACTTCAGGTCAAGAAGCCGAAGTTCTCATTGTTGGCGGAACAAAGATTACTGCTGGTGCAGCAATTACACTTCCTAACACAATCGGAACAGACGCTAACGGTAAGGCAGTTGCTCTTACTACAACAGATACAACAAAGTACATTGTCGGTTCTCTAATTACCGCTTCTGCTGCTGATGCAAATGTTGTGACCGCCGTTATTAACTGCGCTAACGCAACCCGAGCAAACTAAGGAGCAAATAGAAAATGCCACAACCAAATATCAATAGCGTCCACATTGACGCAATTCTTACAAACATTTCTGTTGCTTACTTACAGAATCAAGATAACTTCATTGCCGACAAGGTATTCCCAGTAATCCCTGTCGATAAGCGTTCAAATAAGTATTTCACCTATGACAAGAATGACTGGTTCCGTGACGAGGCTCAACGCCGCGCTCCTGGAACAGAGTCCGCTGGTGGAGGATATTCTCTTTCAACTGCAACATATAACGCGGATGTTTTTGCTTTCCACAAAGATGTAGATGACCAAACAATGGCAAACGCAGATACACCTTTGAACCCTCTTCGTGAGGCAACAGAGTTTGTAACTCGCCGTTTGATGCTTCGTCGTGAACTTCAGTTTGTAACTGACTTCTTCACAACAAGCACCTGGGCTACAGACATCACAGGTGTTTCTGGTACTCCATCAACAAATCAGGTCAAGCAATGGTCAGACTACACAGCATCAGACCCAATCAATGACATCGAAAACGGTAAGTCAGGCATCCTTTCTGTAACAGGCATGGAAGCAAACACTCTCGTTCTCGGATACGACGTATTTAAGGCTCTCAAGAATCACCCAGACCTTGTAGACCGTATCAAATACACATCTTCACAAACAATCACAACAGATATGCTCGCGGCAATGTTTGACATTCCACGCGTTATCGTTGCTAAGGCTGTCAAGGCAACAAACAACGAAGGCGCAACAGGTGCATATGGTTTTGCATTTGGTAAGGCAGCACTTCTTTGCCACGTTGCTCCAAACCCAGGTCTACTAACACCTTCAGCGGGTTACACATTCGCATGGACAGGTGTTTCAGGCGGACTAGGCGCAACCATCGGAACTTCACAATTCCGTATGGAATCAATCAAGTCAGACCGCGTTGAAGCGGAAATGGCGTTTGATAACAAGGTAGTAGCAAGTGACCTCGGTTACTTCTGGACCTCAATCGTCGCTTAATTAAGTTGAGTGAGGGGGAGGGTCTGTAAAGGCTCTCCCTTTCTTTCTTAGAAAAGGAATTTAAAATGGCAGCAAATCCAAATCGTCTTACTAAAGGTGATGCAATCGTTGGTCAGATTCTAGCGACAGATGCTCAGTTTTCAGGAACACTTGCTTTAGCAACTACTATTGATAACATCGCTGATGGCGCTTCAATGGTTGCTTCAGCAGCAAACATTATTACTAGCAAAGTCGTAACATCAACACCAACAACAACTCGTACGCTTACAACAGATACAGCAGCAAATATTATTGCTTTGACATCTGGTGTAGTTGGACAGGCTTATGAAGTTACATTCATTAACCTTTCAGCGTCAGCAGCAGCAATCACCCTTTCAGGTGGAACTGGTGCAACTATCGTCGGTTCAGCAACTATTGCTTCAGCATCTTCAGCGACTTATCTCGTTCGTATTGCTTCAAGCACAACTGTAGTTTTCTACCGCCGATAATATGAAGCACTTTATTCTCAAGAGTTTCGTATCTAATGGTGAACACCTTAAATACGGAGATATTGTTGATACATCCGATTGGATGCACATTAAGAACCTTGAGGCAATGCGTTATATCCAACCTCTTGCAGAGGAAAAAGAAGCGCCAAAGGTGACCAAGAAAACAAAAGTCGCCGCCGAATAATCGGTTGGGGGGCGATTCAGTAAAATGAGTCGTCCCCCTTTTTCATAGGAGAATTAAATGGCATTAGCACACCAAAGGGTTACTGTAACCTCAACAGCAACATTGCTTTCTTCTTCCGCTGCTGGAAGAGATGGTCAAACATTGCTTATTCAAAATCCTACAGGAAACTCAGTTTTATATTTAGGCGCCAGCGATGTAACAACATCAAGTTATGGTTATGCACTTCCAGCAAACGCGGATATGTCCATTTCTTTGCAAAACGGTGAAAGTCTTTATGGTGCAACTGCTGTGTCAAGCACAGTAAACATCATCCGCCAAGGGGTATAAATCATGGCTTTGCCAACATCACTTTCAACAGTTACCGTAACAGGCACTTATGTAAGTCTTATTGGCAACCCAATTTCTGGTTCAATTTCATTTCAACCAGTCACAATTTTAAAAGAAACAAATGCAAATGTAATTATTATGCCTTCATATGTCACAAAAACACTTGATGCTAATGGTTCGTTTACTGTTACTTTGCCTTGCACAGATGATACCGACGTGTTGCCAGAACCTTTTGTTTATACAGTTGTAGAAAACTTTACAAATGGAAGAACATTTAAAATGGCTCTCCCTTTGTCTTTGGTTGGCACCGCGGTAAATCTTGCAGATGTGCTTCCATCCGTTACTTCTTTTGATGCAGCATCATATACAACTACGGATAATTATTATGAATTGCGCACTCGTTATCTCAGCACAGAGGCAACTAGAATTGTTGTTAATGACGTTCCACTGAAAGTTGATGCAGCAGCGGCTTCGGCAACCTCGGCGGCTTCTAGTCTTGTTTTAACTAAATATTTTAATCCAAATTCTTTGATGTTAATGGGGCTGTAAATGGCTGAACCGTATGTTCCCGTAGCAACTTACAACACTTACAACGCTCTCGAATTAACATTAGATAACGCCGTTGCTCCAACAAAAGTCTATACGGATTCAATTTCTGCAAGCGTCACCGCTGCTGCTGCAAGTGCTGTCACGGCGGCAACTCAAGCGCAAAAAGTTCAAGACCAACACATTTTATTTTTAGTAGGTTGCTGATGGCTTTAGCGGCAAGTTTGACCACCGTTCAAGTAAACGGCAATTATATGAATTATGAAGGCACCCCTATTGAGGGGCAGATTCGATTCTCGACTGTTGAAGTCCTTCGCAATGGAACTGATGACCAAATGGTTGCTCCAACAACAGTGGTAGTTCCGCTGGTTAATGGTGTATTTAG